TTAGTTTCATCATCTAATATTGTTGGCATCCCTACGGCTTTGTTTTTTGTTATTGGTGTAACTTTTGTTGTTTTAGGATCTGCAAAATCACCATCATTATCGGGAATGCCTGCATTAAGTCCTAATATTGCTAATTCACAGTATCTACGGAAATAAGTTAAAGCACCTCCTTCTGCGTGCATGGGATTACCTCTTACATTAGTTGCAGAAGGTAATAAGTATTCAGATGTTATTACTTCACCAGATGTATGCATTAGGTTAGTTACTAATACGTTTCTATCTTCATATATCTTTGTTGTATGGATTACAGCTAAGCCATTAGCAGCTAAAGCAGGGTTAATTGTTGCAAGTACAGTAGAAAGATCAGCAAACTTACCAAATTGAGCGTTATCTTTTTCTTCAATAGTGCCTACTTGCTGAATAAACTTACATAAGGCTGCGGTTATTTCTTTTGTCAAAGTGTTTTGAATATTTGCCTTAGTTTATATGGGGTTTACCCTTATGGCAATCATGGCTGTTAATAATTTGTCTTAATCGTTCATTATCAGCTATCACTTCTGCCAGTAATTCATAGGGGTCATTTATCCCTGCTAACTCTGTTCTTAGCATTTTTATACGTCTATTTCTTTTTGCTAATGTACAGGACATTGCATTAGTTAGACTTATGAGTTAACAATAACATATACATAGTGTTTGTAAAGATTTAATACAATCCATGTAGCGTTACGTTGATCTATTGGTTTTTAAATGGTCTATTAATGTACAAATATTGTTTAATTAATCACCAATTTATGAACACTTTAAGGCCAGCTTTGGACATGGAACTTATTACTAAGATTCTACAAATAAAGCCCAAATACATTACAACAACTGCATTTTTAAATTTGCTTTTAGAAGATGCGTACAATGCAAGATGCCAAAATGAAAAAAATATGGCACTATATATACATAAAGATAATAAGTTTGAAAGTAAGAAATTAGACAATAAGAGCTTAGATAAAGACTTAAAAAGAAAAGAACAAAAAGAAAAAATTAATAAAAAAGAAAAACAAGAAAAGATAATACCAGAAGATTTAAAACACTTACAAACTCTTGTTGATGATTTCTGGAAAGTTAAGAAAGGTAGTAAATCAATACAGGCTTGGAAATTACAAATAACAGAATATAGAAAGTTTATAGAAAAGTATGGTGAACAGGTTTTAAGAGACCAATTAGAAGCAGGAATACTTAATGGGACTTGGAAAGGGTTAAAAATAAGTAATTATGAAGAACAACTTAAACGTGCAACAAGGTTTGCCAAAGAACCAGAAACGGAAACTAAACATCCTAATCAAAAGGTTGTACAGTTTGATGGAATGGGGAACTTAATCTAATGGATAGTTTATTTGGTGGTGGTGCAAAAAAAACACTACGTATGATGGTAGAAAAAGGTCTTATTACAGTAGAAGATCTAAATATACCTCCTTCTGGTTGGTTTTTTTGTATGGGTTATGAAAGGGAATTAGGTACAGGTAAATGGAAACGTATATTGCGTACAAAAGCAGGTGGGAGACCGTCATTACCTTTACATAAATTACCTAAATATAGAAATGGTCTTACAGGTAAAATAACTTTTGATCCTGTGGAATATGAAAAGCAAAATTAAAGATATTCTTGTACAAGATCCTTTTGTTAAGTTTTATCCAGAACCACATAAATACTACGACTTAAAAAGAAAATGTTATGTTGCCAGGTCTGTTAGTGATGTAATAAAAACTTCTGATTTTGTTAGTAAAAATATGGAACAGGCTGCAATACGTGGTACAGCAATACATGAAGCTGCACAGATCTGGTGTGAAACAAAAGATAAAACCTTAGCACTAGCATATGCAAAAGAATATAGACAATGGGTAGAACATTTAATAAATTATCGTATGTGGGATACATGGGAATGTGTTGCTAATGAATTACGTATGGTAGATAGAAAAAGAGATATAGCAGGTAGTTTAGATGCAGTTTTACAACATAAAGAAACTGGTGCATTATGTTTGGCAGATTTTAAAACACAGGTTAAATACAAAAAGAAAAACCATAGGTTGCAAATAGGTGGTTATGTATCATTGTTAAATCAAAATTATCCAAGTATTACTTTATTTACTTGCAGAGTAATTTATATAACACCAGATGGAATAAAAACACAGGAATACAACCCTGCTGAATGTATGTTTGATTATGAATCTGCTAGAACAATATATTTAGATAAACAACTAGAATAAAAATATAGCTTGCATAACTAAAGGGTATACCCCATACTGTGTAAAAGCTGTTATTCTTTACCAAGTAAAGCTATGAGTTTTGAAGATGAATTAGAAGCAATCGAAATGGCAGAATGGCTATCTAAATTTGATGATAGTCAGGTTATAGAAACTGCAAGAATGTTTCTTGAATGGCTTTACCATTTGCCTGATGATTGGAAACCACAAGAATATTCAGAATTTACATTTTAATTATGAACGCACAACCAGAACAATTATTAAGACAATTAAAAGTTTTACAACTGCAAAAAAAAGAATTAGATACACAAATTACTGAAAAGAAAATGGTTTTAGAAAAGTATTTTCAAGAAAATCTTATAAAATCCACGTTTAGCATTGAAGGTGTAAAGGCTACACGTAAACGCAAACCAGAAAAGTGGAAATATAGTAAAGAGTTAGTAGGTTATAAAAAAGATATTGCTACAGCTATAGAAGATAGAGAACAACAGGAAAGAGAAGAAGGTATAGCTACTAAAATAGATACAGGCTTTACATGGGCAATAAGATGAAAACAACAGAAAGAGTAGAACAGGCGTTTAAACGCATAAAAGAGTTGCTTACTTTGGTTTCTGATTGGACTAAAAAGCCAAAAGAAGAAGATCTATTAACAAAAGAATTTAAAGAAAAGAAATTACAAATGATAGAAGATTTATATAAGCAGTTAGGTCAGTTAAATGATCGTTTTATGTTTACCCATGAATCAGAATTTAAAACTAAGGAATATGTAGTTGAATATGAAACACTAAAAAAGAAAATTAAGCAATTAGAAAAATGAACCCACAAAAAAACAAAGGCGATAAAGCAGAACGTGAGGCAGCAGATGTTTTAAGCCTAGAAACTCAATATAAAGTAGAAAGACGTTTTGGTGCAGGTATGGAAAATGATAAAGGTGATTTAGTTGGTATTCCAAATTTTGCAATACAAGTAGCAGATTGGCAAAATAAATCAGCAGCGTGTTTGATAAAACCTAGAGAAGTAGAAACACAACGTAAAAATGCTGGTGTTGACCATGCAATGACAATGGTTAGATTTAGAGGTGGTAATTGGCGTGTTGTTATGACAGTAGAACAGTTTGCAAGATTGATTAGATGAGAGTAGTAGAACAACTAAGTTTATTCTAATTACTTGACAGGGGTATACCCTTTTGTAATAATGAATGTACACAACACCGAGAGGTATCCAATGCAAAACTTTTTAATGATGGTAGCAGCGTCAGGGTTGTTCTATACAGCCCTCTCATCAACTCTATATGACATGACAGTTACAGATTGCAATGCAGGTATAGAATTAGCCTGTAAGGAGGTTAACAAATGAAGTTTACCCATGAACAACTAAAAGAAATCTATTCAGCACTTAAAAAAGGTTGTTGGAGAGATCCAGAAATAAAAGAAGATTTAATTCAAAGGCTAGAAAATTATTTTATCCAATACGTTTTAGAACAGGATAAATAAAAATAGTCGGGAAGCCTGATAGTTAGGTTGTAAGATTTCCTAACTTGAAAGTTATACAAAACCTATTGCAACATGTAGGAAAGACAGGGCAAGTATTGGACTTGATCTATCTCCCGACTTAACCCCATAAGGGGTTTTTTATTGTCTAATTTAATTTAGGGAATAGTTTTTGCTCTAAGAGATCAACAGCCCTATCATCTAATGTATTTGTAGTTTGTTTACAAATAGCCCTTAATAAATCAATAATTAACCTTTTGCATCCTGTAGTAGAAAGGAAACGTAATAATATAGGTTTAAGAATTTTGTACATAATTTGTTTTCTTTACAAACATATTCTAAACGTTAAATTGAAATAGGTCATCTAGGCTACTTGATCCCCATTGCAAAGCATAGGTGGCCTTTTTACCTTCTAGGCTTTATTTCTGCAACAGCCAGTTCTACTTCTTTTAACCTGTGAAATACCTCTTTCATATCATCGTGCATATCATCTATTTTTGTTGTTAATAATTCTATAGCTGTTGTATTCCTTACTAAGTCATCCCTTGATTGTCTGCCTCTATAAGATACAGAACCTACTGATACAAAACAGGCCGTTAACATTGCCCCACCTACTGCTGCTACTACTTCTATCACTTTTCTTAACCTTGTTCTACAGCTATTATAGATTAAAAACCTATGACAGAGCAAAAATCTAAAAATCCTCTACAGAAAATTAAAGAAAAATTTGAAGATAAAGAAGAACAGCTAGAGATACTTGGAACGTTTATAAGGTTAGGTGTAATGGTCTGGGCTGGTTTTATTATTAGCCTTAATTACATAACAATTCCAGGCATAACAGAAGATAGAGAAGTTAAAGATATAACATTTATAGCTTCAGTATTTACAGGATGTTTAGCAACTTTTAATATTACGCCTGGCGGTAAAAAAAAGAAAGATGAAAAGATAGAAGAGGGTAAAGGTGTTGCAAACTCTAGCGAAAACGTGCAAACTATAAGAATAATACAAGAACCAATTAAAATTATTGGTGCAACAGAAATAGATCCTAAAACAAAAGCATGAAAAAATTAATCCCATTATTACTTCTGGCTTTTAGCCCTGCGGCATACGCTG